CTTATCTTTAAATTGTGCTTTCTTTATATCCTCTTCTTTAGGCGGATTAGGTTTGTTTGGCATTTTTGTGTACCAAGGATGTATGTAATTACCGTTTTCAAAAATCGGTGGTATGCGGGATTTCGAAGGGTGATTCATTTTCTTCAAATCGTGAAGTTGAAAGGTTATATGTAAGGTTTGCGGCTATTCCTGTTTCGCCAGAATATCTATTCTTAAGGACTCGCAAAGTCGTAGTGCTTCCATCATTGTCGGTTTGTTGATTTCGCTCAAGTGCAATGAGGTTGTCGCTAATCTGAGATATCGCAGCAGATCCTCTGAGTTGCCCGAGTGTAACTCTCGCTCCCTCTTCATGATTTTTATCAGTTTGTGTTCTTCGCAAATGACTAACTAAGAAAAGATGTATTCCGGTTCGTTCTACCAGACCTCTAAGTTTGGTCATAGTTTGGTCGATCATGCGACGTTCATCGCCGTCAAGACCTGAGAGCAATATGGATAAATGGTCGAGGAATATAACACGACACTCCAATCCACAGGCAAGGTACTCGATTCTTGAATAGATAAGATCCGGTTCGTAAGAGCCAAAGCCATCAAAAAGAAAGAGATTCCAATTAGCAATCGAATTGTTATATGCATTTTCTAATTCCTTCCTTGTATGGTCGCCAATATGTAATGACTTACCTACCGCTGTGGACATCAATCCAAGGGCTGTGCGTCTATTTGATTCTTCAAGAGCTAGGTAACCAACTCGTTCACCTTTGTCTAAGAGATGAGTGGCTAGTTGTCTACAGTAGGACGATTTGCCAATACCAGTCCCTGCTGTAATTGTTGTCAGCTCTCCGTATCGAATTCCGTGTGTTTTATTTTGCAGCCCTTTAAATGGGTATTCGTGGTCACATGGTTTCTCAGGTGTAGTAACTATCTCTAATAAATCTTTACCCTCAACAATTCCGTCAGGTCTGTATGGTTTTGCATCCCATATAGCTTTTCTTATTGCTTCTGTGTCATCAGCTTGTAACGCTTCACTAGCATCTTTGTAATTTTCTAATCTCGCAATAGAAACTTTTCCTGGAGGTAGGATTGTTGCACACTGTTCAGCAGCAGCTCTTCCAGCTTCGTCATTATCAAAAAATAAGACTATTTCTTTATACCCTTGTAGTAACGGTATTTGTTTCTGTATATCTTTTTTGGCTCCAGCAGCTCCATGTGGCAACGAAACCATTGGCCAATTAGGCATAGCTTCATAACAACTAGCAGCGTCTAGTTCACCTTCAGTAATGACAATACGTTTACCAGTAGTAGGGAATAAATGCTGACCAAATAAAGTGTCAGTGGAAATTCCTTCATAATAAAAATCCTTTTGCTTAGTCTTTACTTTTGCTCCCTGTAGAATTCCATCACTAGTGAAATAATAGAACCGTAAGAGTTCTCCATCTCGGTAGATTTTGTAGTGCTCGTTGGTTCTGACGGATAATTTTCTTTTTCGTAACTCAACGGCGTAGCCTTGTATTTGGACATTGGTGGACATTTTATGATTGTGAAAAATTTCGCCATCGCCTTTGATATGCGTATGGCATACAAAACAATATTGGTGTCCGTCCGTGTAAATAGAATTAGCATCGGACGAACCACAACTTGAGCAAGCTTCGTGTCGTACGAACTCGCTTTCTATATGAGCCATTCGAGTGGTATTTCGTGAAAAGAAGTCCACGGTATTCCGTGGCGATCACACCACTTTGCGTATGTTGTTTTAGATTTTTTATTAATTTTGTTATAGGGAGATTGGAAGACCATGCGTATGTCAAGGTCTTCATTTTGTTCTTTAACTGTTTTTATTTTACGTCTATCCGACGGATCCCAATAACCTTTAGTTTCTAAAATAACCCCATTAGGCAAGCAAAAGTCAGGTGTGTAAATGTGTTGGATTTGATAACCAACTTTAACTGTTTCATATTCATAGCTAATGCCTAAATTTTTTAATAACTCTGCAACTCTTTCTTCTAATCCTGAGCGAAACTTAGAAGTCATCAGACTCTTCTACTGAACTAGGAGCTAGATCATGTTTGAATTGTGGGTTTGGCTCATCGATTTTATACCCTACTGTTTTACCAAATAACTCAGCTACTGCAGTTGTATCTAAGTCACCTGAGTCAACACCAGCTTCACCTTTAGTTGAGACAATCTGTACCCCAGATAATTTTAAAGATGTTCCATATGTAGTTTGATCCTTAAGTATGTATGGTTTCTGTATAAAGCCAAGCTTTACTAAAGACCCAGAATAAACAGGTATGTTTGGATCTGTAACTGGAGTTCCTTCAGTATCTACAATGGGAGGTTTCTTATCTTCTTTCCAACTGAACTTTAATAAATATTGTCCTTCGCTTACCTCTTCCCAAGGCTCGGGTTTTTGTACGGATCTCTTAGGATTCTTAACTTTAGATAGACACCACTTAAGGCAATCTTCTCTTTCCTCTTCTAGTTTATCTACCAGCTCTTGATCTACTAAAGCTTTAAGACTGTAGCCAAACTTACTTGGTCTTAATACAGCTTGATAGCCTTCTAATCTAACTGGCTCTTGTGTGGTGTGGATGGTACGTGTCATTTAACAAAAAAAGTAGGTTGATTCAATTACGGATTCCGGTTCAAGGTCTCCTATAATCGGTGGTTCTGATTCAGCTCCAATAGCGTCCTTGAAATCTTGTAGGTAGTCATGCTCTGCAAATAAATGCATGTATGTTTTTCTTACAAGCTCAGACAATTTGGACATATCTGTTGCTCGACATAAAACTGAGTCGTGTATTAATGCAATCGGGTTATCAAATTGCAACGTTGATAGACATAAAAGAGATGCGTCTAAAGAGTGAATTAAGTTAGGTGCCGTGGCAGCCTTGTGACGTGATAAGTCAACTTCATTCGAATCTTTACTAGACACCTTTAATCTTGTTCTTCCTAATAATTGAAGTTCAATAGATACAGTGTCTTTTTTCATTAGCTTTTGAGTAACACGAAAGCCTGATGGTGTTGTCCACTCAATACTTTCAGCTCCCCTTTTAATAGCTTTACTAATCTCTTTTTCTATCCACTCCATAACCCGCATAGCCCCCGGGACTACTTGATACATAGCGTCCCTGACGGCTTTAACTGTTTGAGTTAGGTCTTCTTTCTCTATTTCTATTTCTTTATCCTTTAAAGCTTCCCTTATGTATGACCTATTACTAAAAGGTTTAGCGTTATAGGGGATAGTCATAACAGTACGTTTCGTACATTTCCTATCCCAAACAGGATGTAGTATCTCTGGAATATTTGGCTTGCTTTTATCAGCTATAACTTGATATGCATCTTGAGGTTTATCTGAATTTATAACGTTAACTAATTTAGCTGTGCTTTTATCTCTAGCTAATCCAGCCAGGATTTGAAGCCCTGAACAGGTCGCATCAGTCGCAACCATGAGACCTGTTGTTGTACGAGAGTGCACAATGGCGACATAATAATACTCCTCACATGCAGCTAGAAATTGCCAAGGTTCTTCAGCAACTTCCCACTCAGATATATTTCCAATAGGATCTGTTGCAACTCTAGTTATTAAATCAATATTGTTATCAGTCCAGTTCAATCTATTTCTTAAAGTATCTTTATCTAGACCATATGTAGTAGCAACTTGAAATTTTAACCAGTCAATTCCTTCCTTAGTTATTTTTGATTCTTCATAAAATCTAAGTAAACTCTTACCCCAATCTGTATCTTGAGGAGTAAGGAAGGCGGGTATTGGATAACACCGACCCCGATAATCAAACGACCAAGGTATATAAAACTTCTCTTTATCCTTAAAGCGTTCTATTGTTTCCATCGTCATTCTAGTCCGACAAGATCTTTTAAACTCTTGTGCGTTCTTGTTATTTTGTTCAGCAGCTCTTCGGTTATAGTCTTTTCTACTTACTTTATTTGTAGCTATATCAACTGGTTTCGGTGGTAATTCGTGATA